TAGTAGATCTATTAACAAAATTTTTTAAAAACTAGTTATTTCACTTGTATAAATGTGAAATTTTAAAATTTATTTTTAATTATATTATTTTTTTGTTAGTTGAAATTAATTACTGTACGCGAGCCCGCCCATACCCGACATAATACGGAATACGTTGTAGTTGACACCATAGACGCGGACCTTGCAGGCAGTGACACCAGTAGACATGGTCAAGTTCAAAGTAGCGTTATCAATACGGGAGAAGTTAGCAGATCCAGAGGGCTGATGATCTTCGGGCTTCAAAGCAAAGCAGTAGACATTGATACCGGGAGATTCAGGGATGTTGGTATGATGCTGATAGCTCTGGACCAAGTTGAAGTAGGTACCGGTGCGTTCAGCAAAACGGTCCTGACCATTCAATTGCAACTTAGCAGTGGCAACAGTGTTCAAAGCACGGGTAGCACCAGAGGGATCAACACAGTTTTCGGCATCGTCAGCAACTTCGTTGGTATAGTTAGACCATTGATGAGCAGTGGCAGCATCTTCAGTCTGAGCAACCCAAACAAGTTCCTTGACAGGGTGGTTGAAGCTCAACTTGATGCGGGCAGCACCACCGTTGGTGATAGATTCTTCGCCAGTGAACTGCAATTGTTCGATCAAATATTCGTGAGAAACTTGAGCAAAGCGGCGACGTTCTTCGGTATCAAGGTAGACATAGTCAACCCACAAAGAAGCAGAAACCAAAGAAGGAGTACCAGTAATGGTGGTCGTAAGAGAAGTAGCACTAGCATCAATCCAGAGTTCATCAAACTGTTGGAATTCCAAGTTGATCTTGACTTCGTGGTATTGAAGAGCAATCAGGGGGAGAGCCAAACCAGCGTTGCGGCAGAACCAGAACTGAAGAGGAATATAAAGAGTATATTCCGAAGTAGAACCAGTAACGGGGTATTGCAAAGAAGTAGCAGCATCAGCACCTCCTTGTCCAATCATATCGTCATAACCATGACCAAGGAAATGGCGATGTCCAGCAGCGACAGTCAAATCAGCCCAGATGTTCAACCAGTCACCATAGTGGCGATCAATGCGCTGTCCTCCGACTTCAACTTCAACCTGCTTAATAAGATGATGACCAACATGATCAACCCAGCGGAAAGAACCAGTGGTGATGGCAACAGCAGGCAAAGTAGCTTGCAAGTAGACACGTCCAATCAAATCACCGCTGCGAGCAATAAGGGCAGTGACCTTGCGACCGAAGTCAGCGGAACCATTGAAGGTCTGTTCAATGGATTCACAGGCGAAGTTGGTATGGCGTCTATAGACGACCTTGAAGAAAGTAATTTGGGGGTTACCGGACAAGTAAATATCCTGGGCACCATAGGCAACGATTTGCATCAAACCACCTGACATGTTTTTTGCTTTATATAGTAGTTAAAGAAAAAAAAAATTACAAAAAACGAAATTAATTTTTAATTGTTAAAAGACGCGTGGAAGGTAAAACAGGAATTGACGATCCTAAAATTGGACTAACCTCGATTTCATTATAAATCATATAATCCCGTATATCATGAAGCATAGAAATCATCGAGACTTCATCGAGATTATCGTCTACACATTCTCCATAATGTTCTATAAATGTTTTGCACAATAAATGTGGATATTGATTTTGAACAACTCCTCGTCCTTTATGATTCTGTTCTATAGTTCGAAGAGAAAACACACATATATCACCAGAGTATTCTTGCGAATTTTCAATTTCTGTTGTCATGTCAATAGATCCACAATATTCATGTTTTGTACTCAAAAAGTTACCATCATGGCAACAATCCAATAGTGCATAGAATTTTATCCCTTCTTTAATACTCAAAAGACGGTTATCGAAAGTTTTGGCATTAATAACGCCTTTTTCTTTGTAATCGGACGGCACAATAACGTCTTCAATATCATTTTGCTTCAAATTCTTTATTAGTATACCATCTCCAGAGTACAAAAACCATAATTCTTTACAACCTTTTTCATTACCAGCTTCAATAAGACGATCGAGACCATCTAATATGTTTAATTTCTTAGGATCGGATATTTTAAGAATATCAGTTTGTTGGAATCCAAGCTTATCAATAAAAAAGTCTTCAATATTACGAGTAAAAGACTGCTTCTTTTTGTCATTTGTAGAAACTATTAAAACAGCTCTTTCTTTAGGATCAAATTCTACAACTTCTTTGGATCTTTTTTGTGCAGCTTTTTGGAGAACCTTTTCTTCCATTTTCTTTTCCTTTTCCTTTTCCTTTTTCTTTTTCTTTTCTTCCTTTTTCTTTTCTTTTTCTTCTTTTTTCTTTTCTTTTTCATTCTTTTTTTTGGATAGTTTTATATCATCCAAGGAAATAGACTTATTATTCTTTTTTAATTTACTCGACAACACATTCATTTCTTTACGCACGTTATTGAGACTTTTTTCATGTTCCTTTTGATGTTTTTTGATATCGCTATTTTCAATAACTAACTCTTTTAATCTGTTTGAACATCTCTGTAACTCATCGTCAAAGGTAACCTTTTTTTGAGTGTCCGATGTCGAGCTGCTTCTTTTTCGACTCATATAATGTATGCAGTTATTTTTTATTCATAAAAATGATTTAAAAATTATTAGCAGTAAATATGGACTTGGCATTAATCGAAGGGTTAATGGACACAATTGGTATTCAACAGTCGCGTATGAATATTAAAAATGAAACTGACTATGTTTCTATACCAGAAAATATAAGTGAAATTTTTAATATTGACAAAGAAGGTTATTATATGCATATTATTAATAATACTAAAAATGAAGACATAAATCAATGTGTTTGGAGTTTTTACCAGTGTATATTATATTTTCTTAATAAAAATTACCACTTAATGTCAGAACAAAGCAAAGAACAAAATTATGAATCTTTTCTTATTAAATTTAAGCAAGAAATAGAAAAAATGTTTTATATTATACACGATAAAATGGAGTTAAATGTACAAGATATAAATGATTCTAATCTGTTGAACATTTTAAGTAAGTACATTGATTATAAAATTGTTATACTGAATCCTAGTGAGAAATCCATTAAAATATATCCAGATACACTAAATAAGAGCAAAAAAATAGTTCTTTTAAAAGTAAACGAAAATATTTTTTATCCAATTTTTGATAAGCGTTTTCAAGGTTATGAATTTATAAATGAATCTTCCTATGGTCCTGCTAGTCTTGCAAGTCCTGCTAGTCTTGCAAGTCCTGCTAGTCTTGCTAGTCTTAATGAAAAAACTCTTATTTCAATGCCAAAACCAGAATTACTAGAAATTGCATTTAAGTATAATATTGACACTACAAAACAAGGTAAAACAAAAACAATTACAAAAACTAAAAATGAAATTATTGCAGATATTTTAAAACATGTTTGTAAAAAATGATTATTTTGTAAGATTATACTATATAGGTACTAATGGAACAAGAATCCTTTTTTACGTACTTGAAGCAGTCTTTGGAAGAGTTGTTTAACAATTGTCGAATACAAATGACATCTAGTGATGACAGAATTATCAATGAGCTAGAATTTCGATGTCGTAACAAACGGTTTGGAAACAGTTACATAGAATTTCAAAACATTATTGATTATTGTAGACACAGAGGGTTTGAAGAATTTCAAAAATGTAGCCTTGATATACAGTTTAATGATGTTAATATTGTTTCTGAAAATTCAGATAAAATTGCGAATACTAGAATAAGTATTCCAATTAATTCCAATAACGATAATTTTAAATCATACTGTGTTTCTGATAATGTCGATGGATTAAAAGATGTTTCTTATGAAGTAAAAAGAAGAATAGCAAATGTCGATTTTAAAGATTTATCTTTTATACGTTTGTCTGCATCCAAAGAAACTGTTATGATACCTAGTGAAAACTTATTACCTAATAATGTTAAATTAAGTGAAATAAACAGTTTTATTAAGTCTTCTAGTACAGTGAAATTTTACAGACTTAAAAAGCGATACAGTTTCAAGGTAGTATTACCAAATGCTACATTATTAAGAATTGATTGTACCTCTGTACAGGAAAATAAAGGTACAAGTTTTAAAAATTCTAAATTAAAAGAAAGTGACATTGTTTATGAAATTGAATTAGAATATATTGGTAACATAGACATTGATAATATTAATTTTTTACTATCAAACACTGAATTATCAACTATTCTTTATGACATAGCACGTGTTTATCGTGATGACAAATATCTTATTGTTAATGATAAGCTATATAAAAACGTAATTTCATCGTATATAAATATTTTTTACCGAGGAAAAGACTTACAAGACGTAATAAATAATCCATTTAAATATTTCATAGGCACTGATATAACTGTTATTGATCGGTCACATGTGTTATTGAAATCAAACAAAACACATTTGGTAAACAAAAAGTATTCGGTGTCTTTGAAAGCAGATGGACAACGTTATTTGTTGTTTATTATTGGTGGTGATACCAACTTGTATTTAATTAATAATAAATTGCAAGTTAAAGTTATTGGAAAATTACAATTACAACTGCCTAATAGCTCTTATTATTTGTTCGATGGTGAATTAATAAAGACTAAAGCATTTAATAAATCAACGTTTATGGTGTTTGATACAATATATTACGATAAAAATGATACACGTAAATCCGTGTTTGATGAAAGAAAAAAGTTTTTTGAAAAAATAGAAAAAAAATTTAAAACTGACGGTGTTGATTTAAAAGAAATAAATTATGTTAAACTCGATAATATGGAGTCTTTTAAACTATTTTTAGATAAAAATACAAAAATCATAGACTATGAAACAGATGGTTATATTTTTACCCCAACTGGACAATACCCTAGTAGTATGAAAGATAAAGATAATTTAAGATTAAAATGGAAACCTGTTAGTATGCAATCGATTGATTTTAAATTAATATTTAAAAAAAATAAAAATAAATATGAAATACGCGAAACATTAAAAGATACCTACGACGAGCATAATAACCTTGTTGAAAGAAAAAAAATAAGAATGATACGAGCTACTCTCATGTGCTTAAAACGCAAAAATGAACTCGAATACAAATACGTTGAATTTGAGCCACACAAAAGTATTAACATCGGATATATTGATTTACCTGTTAGTCAAAATGACAAGCCGTATTTTAATAAAAAGATTATTCAAGACGGTTCAATAGCAGAATGTATATTTGTTGAAAATATTTGGAAAATATTACGTATAAGACACGATAAAATACATCCAAATGGAATTGGTACCGCTAATTCAAATTGGAACTTAATTTCGGATCCTATTAATGAAAGCGACCTAGAACTCGGTATTTCTGATAAAAAAAATGAATTTGTTATTGAAGAACCAGTAACACTTATTGAAGACATAGAAATAAACGAATTACCATTACCATTAAAACAAAAAAAGAAATTTACAATGAAAAAAATAAATGAAATAGAAGAAAAAGAAGAAGTATTAGCTATTAAACGGTTTAGTTTTAAAAAGAAACAACAAGACAATATTCCTAATGTTGGTCCACTTGGTCCACTTGGTCCACTTGGTCCACTTGGTCCGCTTGGTCCGCTTGATCCGCTTAAAAGTAATAATTACACTATACCTAAAGGTATTCCAAAAGTTTTAGAACCTACTAGTCTCGAAGGTTATATGCTTAGTCTTATAAACCCAGAAGAAAAAATAGAAAACATTAGTTACGAAACCATGAAAGAAAAACTAATAATAAGTAATTACGTTAAACCATATGTTTTTAAACAATATAACACATATATAAAAGATGTTTTTAACCAGCTAAAATCGTAATGTAAAATTATTTTATACTTTATAAAGTATAATAATGTCGTCTTTTGAAAATATTCAAACCACATTTAATAATGCACTGAATAAAATTGAAAATGGATTACAATTAATGTTTACCGATACAAAAGAAAAATTTGATCAAAATAAACCCAAAAATAATATTTTTAATTACGTAAACAGTATAAATAACGACGAGTTATTTATTTATTTACTTTTAATAGCAGCAATAGTGTTTATAAGTAGTACAGTTGCAATTAATAGTTCTGTTATAATAGGATTAATAGCAGCATTTATAGTAATTTATTTTTTGAGAGAGCGTAAAATAGCGTTAGGAGATAATTTTGAAATGGAACACGAAAACAAACTTGAACACGATATATTTTCAACAGCAAAAAATATGCACATTGATGCTTCAATTATAGATTTGCTTTTTAGCATAAAAGAATACAAAAATTATAATCCAGAAGTATTTGTGCTATTAACAAAACATATTGATAATTTACTTCGCATTGAATCAGATCTTGAAAAAGGAACAATGTATCCGTATCATATGTTTGATATAGCAAAAACATTTCATAAAAAGACGTTAAACGCTGTTCATTCTATGATCCATAGTATTCCTTATAGTAGAAATAGTGATAAAAAGCATACTAAAATATTAGAAGAATTTAATATATTATTAGCAAAACATATGTCTAAAATAAAATATTTAGCAGATAAAATAGATGCAACTACACCAATAAATACAGCAAGCAGACCAAAGTACGATGATAAAGTATCGGGTCAAGACTCTATATACGAGCAAAATTATGAATTTTTTAACTAGTTAATTCTTTTTCAAACTTTTTAATATCTAATTGTGGTAATAGTGGTTCACATTCCCATAATAATTTTTTATTAATCGTGCATAATTCAAAGTTATGAGGATAATATTTAGAATATTTTATCATAATCGATCGAAGCTTTTCTGGTAACAACATTATACTTTTTGGTGGCATAATATACAATAACTGCACATCAACACTTAGCGGTGTTGTTTCTTTAAGAATAAAATTAGGGTTTAATGTATTGTCTTTTAAATGTTTTAATAAATCTGACATACATGGAACGTACTTGGAAGTATAATGCCAACGCCAATCAATGCATTTATCTGTGTAATAACATAGAGACCAAGCCATACCATTACAATAATCTTGACAACCTTCAAGTATATCAATTTCTTTGCAATGTAGTTCTTTTAAATACCGCGTTTTCCAGCCATTTGTACCAAATCGAACTTTGTCTTCATATTTATGCTCTATGTAATTATAATTTTCTATTTCTTCTTTGTAATTTGAAGGAATTTTTTCTTTGTAATTTTTAATTCTTGAAATACGTTTGTTTGTTATTTTTGAAAATTGTTCATTTTCTTTTTCAGAAATCATTTCAATAATTTGCAAAAAATTTTCATAAACAATTTTATTTTTATTTATAATATTTGCAAAACTTTTTGACTGTCTTAATTGTTTATAACACTCTAGTACTATTTCTAATGCACCTTCTCTTATTAGCATTGACGGTATATGTGGTAAAAAATCATTACCGTGCAAAAAACATAAATATGCATAATCAATAATAGTTTTTTGAACATAATGCGAAGAAATTACTTGTGTTTTTTCATTATCGGAAACTAAATTATTATGCAAATAAATTCGCATTTCCGGAATTTTTACAAAATAATATGGACAACCATTTTCCGGATTTTTTTCAAAAAATGTGCTTTCTCGAAACAACATACAATTTTTTTTGTAATTTAGTAAGCATAAAAATATTAAATCTGCATCAAGTCCATAAACAACTGCATTTTCAGTGTTGTTGCTTCGTAAATGTTCCATTATCTTGTGTTCTCCTTCTCCTGGTTGCGAAGAAGGATTAACAATAACTTCACAATTTGGCATGGTATAATCCAAGTTGTCTATGGACTGCATAAATTGTGTCCCTGGACTTATCATATTAAAATCATTTGTTTCAATAGGCATATTGTATTTTTCTTGCAATTCGTTGTGTATAATTCGGTCAGCTGCACTGCGATAACGACGCTTTCGTTGTTGGTCCATTTTGGATAATGGAACAACTCCATCAATAGCAATATATATTAATTTTTTTGGCTTAATATAGTTTACGATTTCATGATAATAATCAAGCACGCTTTGAAACATTTCTTGTTGTGACATATTTATACGCTTTTTACACGCTGGATGAATAAGACAATTGAAATCTAGATACAAAACATTACAATCATACATGTATTTTGTTGTTATTAGTTCGTTTTTGTGTTCTCGGTATAACCAAGCAAAATAACTCGGTACACCCATTTGTTACAAAAAATAATTGCAATCATTTTTCACATTAAAATTGGCAATTATTTTTTGACAACTTTTTTCTTCTTCTTTAAATTTTTTAAATCGCACATTTCTAGTGTCATTTTCCCAATGGTGATTTGTAACTGCAAACAACTGTATTGATTTAGATAAAACTTGTATTTGCATTATTTCTGGGTAATTTGCTATTTTATCGTGCGAATAATAATAAATATTTTTTTCATTTTCAATAGGTGTTATAAGGCTCATAAATACTGCAAGTGATTTATTATTGCATTTAAAAGGAAAAAGCCTGTTGTCTTTTTCAATATGAATGTAAATACCGTTAGATAAATGATAACAAGATTTTTCATTTATTTTACTTCGTCGTGCGTATAAAATTTTTTTAAAAATTAAATTGGCATCTTTGTTTATCATGTCGTCGTCATCAATACGTGTAGTACATAAAAATTTTTTAGTCTTGCTAGTCTTGTAATCTACATAAGGCATTATCCAATCATTACTTTCAAAAGTGTCTTTTTTATTCCATGTATGTAAAGTAATAAAATTATAATCTTTTGTTAAATCTGTAAGACGTGTTTTCCAGTTAATTGGTAAGTTTTCATCAATAATTATTATTATTTTGTAATCTATTAAAGATTGTTGTAATAAAGAGGGTAAACAAAAAGTTTCAAACAATTTAAACCTGTATTCAAGACGTTCATTACACAATAACGAATTTATTTTTTTTAAAAACTCATCACGATTCAAAATAACCGAAAATCGGATTATAACAAGATGTTCTACCATAGAAAGAAACACTTTTTCGTCATTTGTAATAGATTGTTCTTTTAATTCGTAATAGTATCTCATTTATAGTAGTAGCTATTTTTAAAAAGACTATAAAAAGCACAATATGCAAATATTGGTTAAATCTGCTTCAAAATTAAATAACGAAGAACTTAACTGGATAAATTCTGTTGTTTCTGAAAATTTTAATAAACCTCTGTTAAATCAAGATCTTTTAAATTCTCTAAAATATACAAAGTCGCTGTGGTTTATATGCTTTATAAAAAATAAAAAAATGGGATTGGCTTCTTTGAGAGACATAGAAGAAGATAACCTGACAAATATTTGTATATTACCGGAATATAGAAACAACGGGTATGGATCTATGTTAATAAACAATGTTATTTTATTTTACAGAGAGCATAAAAAGTCGTTAAATAATATTACTTTAACAGTAGATAAAAATGACAGTTTTCTGGTTGAATTATATACCAGAAAAGGTTTTGAAATTTACAAAACTAGTGATATACAGCATTATATGGAGTTTAAAAATAAAAAGTCATATTTCGTTTAAGTTTGTAGTTAAGAGGTATTACTTGGTTGTATTGGTTATATAGCTCACTTATTTGTTTATCTGGACTACGATATGTATTTAGTTTGTTTACTATATTTGAAAGTGGTTCATCATGCATTATATCAATAGTATATTGCTTTACAGGATCGTCTTTTTTTATTAAAATAAGTTGTAATTTATTCATAATTAATATATTTTATTTTATTTTATTTTTATGCGTAGTTATGCTGCATAAATTTCCTTTTTAAAAATATCAGGATGGAAAACACAAATTATAAAGTTTTATTGCAAATGATTTGTATTTATAATGCACTTAATGATGGTTGGACAGTAAAAAAGACTGGACCAAACAAATACGAATGCGAAAAAGAATTAAAAAAAATTAATTCCGATGTATTTATGGATCAATTTGTAAAAGAATTTTTAAAGTATATAATTTCAAAAAATAATGCTTTTACCAATCAGGACTAAATAGTTTTGCAAGTCTTTCAATACTGCATATACCCTGTTCTTTTCTTAGAGTTACATAAGACATACATAGTACCAAATCTTCTGCAATTAAAGAAACCGATTTCGAATTATCAAAATATTTTTTGAAAAAATCTATAAATTTTTTTGAAAGATTTTTTGAATCTGCATTGTAAATAATTATATCAAAAGTTTCTGGCAAAATCTTTTCTAAATTTAAAAATTTATGAACGTTAACTAACGTCACATTTATATCCTCTGTTTTAGAAATATATTGAGTAATTTCTGGTAGGTTTGGATATATATAATACGCCTTTTCATCGTATAAAAACGAAGATTTGTAAGCTACTCCACATTTAATTGATATACATAAACCAGTCTTATTTACATAAAGTCGTGCAATATTACAACTAGTAATGCATTCCTTTTCTTGGAGTTTAATAAATCCAGAACATAAAAACAAACTGTCAATGTATTCCATCATATCGTAGGTACGCGTTTCACAAGATTCACAAGATTCACGAGTTTCACAAGATTCACGCGTTTCACAAGATTCACAAGATTCACAAGATTCAAGACACGGGATTATTTCATTTTCATAGTTATTTTCAACACAATTTTTGTATTGTTCTGGATCGTTATCGATTAAACCCTGTAGTGTTTTTATACTTATTGTATTCATTTGACACTCTAGTAATAGCAATCATTTTTTATATAGAAAAACATAATATAAAGTCTAAATGTCTTGGAATGAAAAATATACTCCAGTAACATTAGATAAAATAGTAGGAAATAAAAATGCTATTAACGAGATAACACACGTTATAAACAATAAGGAAAAAACACCGATAATGTGTTACGGTAAAACAGGTCTCGGTAAGAGTACAATAGTATCAATAATATTTAAACAACATAAATACAGTATAAAGCTAATAGATTTAAATAAAAATAAAAAAAATGTATTTGAAGTATTAACTAATTCGCTGTTTAGTAAAAATATTGAATCTTATTTTACAAAGGAGAAAAAGACAGTATATTTAATAGACAATATGGAAACTATTAAGCATGAAAAAGATCTTAATCAAATCGTTGAATTTATTTTTCAAAAAAAATTAAATGAAGACGATATTATGGTGTGTATAACAAATAATTTTGATCAATTGGACCAGTGTAAAAATTTTAAGCATATCGAGTTTAAAAATATTGATAACAATGACATAGCAAGACTAGTTAACAGAATAAAAAACAAAGAAAATATAAAAATTAATAAAAAAGACACTGAATTAATCATTGAAAATTGCGAAAATAATTTTAATAAAACAATCAACACTGTGTACCAGTTATATTTGTTATATGGAACAAATATATCATCTTCTAATATTAACGAATTTTTTAAAAAGAAAAACAGGTCATCCAATATAAAACACAATCGACAAGATACATTATTAGAAATTTTTGATAAGAATATAACAGCAAATAACTGCATAATTAAATTTAATAAAGATAAAAGTATGCTTCCTATGCTAGTAAATGACAATTTTTTAAGTTTCTTTTATAATTCGAGTGATCCATTACTGAAAAAGCTATTTATAATGAAACAGTGTACTAATTATATTATGCTTGGGGATATATGCGACAAGCTTATTTATAATCAAAATAACTGGTCAAACCAGTATATCCATTGCCTTCTTTCGTGTTATTTTCCTGCCAATTACGTCAATAAAATGAATTATACTGTACCAGATGATCTTAGTGTATCAAAAACACTTGGTAAGTATTCACGCTATAGAACAAATATCAAAAATATTATTACTATTTTTGAACAAATAAATGGACCAAAGTTTTATAGCATTGATGATGTACATCATATTTCAAATACTATTTTGTATAGCATATACTCGAAAGAAACAAATAACAAATTATTAAATATTGATTATGGAGTTAATATGCTAATAAAACACAACATGGACTATACGTTTATTGATAAGTTGCAAAAAATAGATATATTAAATAAAAATAAGTACAGAATAAAAAACAAAAATAAAATAAAAAAAATATACATTGATCAAAAGACTTACAAAGATACATTAATATAAACAAATGGAAGAAAACTTTGATCCAGTTTATGGCGAATCTATCTTATATAATGAAGAATTCGATTGTATATGGAAAGACGATTACATGGAGGCAATGCAAGACAAAATTTTAACAGCAAAATACATAAAAAAAGGTTCTTCGTGCAATTTAAAACGACTAAAAGAAAAAATTAAAAAAAATAAGGACAATATCGAGTTTATAGGTTCTGGTGCTTACGCATCAGCATATATGATAGACGAAAATAATACCGAATATGAACACAATACATATGTTGTTAAAAATTGCGCATATCAAGAAGACGAACACATAAATGACATAGAAGAAAATGTTAACTGTGAAGTACGTATGATTAAACACTTAAATAATTTTATATTCAATAGTATAAGTCCCCATATTCTTCTTTATATCAAACATGCACAATGCACAGCATGCAATAATCCATCAATGCGTATTGTTACTGAAGTATGCAGGTCAAATGTAGAAGAATTATCAAATGAAGAGTGGCCTTATTTAAAAAATATGGATATAATTATTTTTCAAGTTCTTTATACACTGCATTGTATTCAGTCGGTTTACCCAGAATGGCGTCATAACGATTTAAAAATCGATAATGTTTTTATTGACAAAGTAGCAGAAGATGACTACTATTACAAGATACAAAATAAATTTTTCAAAATATCTACTGATATGTTTGCTAAAATTTCGGATTTCGGTTTGGCTCATTTGCCAAATATTATTATCAATAAAGCAGTTTATCCAAATCCTGAATTAGACTGGGATCCAACCACAAATGGAATGCGTCCAACACAAAATAGGTATTACGATATGCATATGTTCTTAAATGAAATAAACATAGAATACGTAGACGATTACGCAAAAAGCACGCTCGATACCAACATGGTAAATTTAATAAAAGATATGCTACCAGACCAATACAGAAGTGATGTATATGTCAAAGGTAATAAATTAAAAACAAACAAAAAAACGGCACTTAGTGAACACTGTTTATTAGAAGACATAGAATACAAACAACCAATTGATGCTCTTATGAATTATTTTGGTCATTTTGAAGTTTCATGTGATAGTATACCCGAAGATGCTAATATTTTTAGTTTGAATTAAGCAGCACAGAAAATGCATTTTCATGCTTCTTTTTAACTGGTTTATTTATATTTTCATAAAATTCTTTAACTGCATCATCGCAGTATATTTTTGAAAAGTTTATATTTTTCAAGAATAGACCATCTAGTGATCTTACTCGACTTAGTGTTACATAAATCTGCGAAGGTAAAAATACATTTCCTAAGTCTGTTACTACATAATCAAGCGTCATTCCTTGGCTTTTATGTACTGTAACAGCCCATGCCAATCGCAATGGAATTTGTGTTCGAGTTACACTGTACGTTGTCATTTCGCTACTTTGTTGATATGGTGTTATAATTTGCTCTATGCCATGGCGAAATAAAACACGGGGATTTCCATTTACAAACCCCGTAATAATACCACGTGACCCATTTGCAAGTTTTGTATCCATATCGTAATTGACAACAAGCATAACCTGACAATCAATACACAATTCTAGATTATCTACTAGCATAGAGCTCTTGTTTATAAACTCAATTATTTTTTCATAGCTTTTTCCAGTCTTTAATATTATGTCTTTTTCGCGGTTATAAACTTTATCGACACATTTGAAAAGTATAGAGCTATTTTCCTGTTTTAATTTTTCGATTTCTTTTTCATTAATAGACGATACTTGTGCATTAGTGGGATAAATGCATGTTGGTATTATTCCATTTTCATATTTTATTTTTTTTATGCGTTGTTTTAGCAGCATAATATGTTCGTCACTTATATAACCAAGCCTTATTTCATTTAATAATGTCTGAAATATAGTATTGTCTTGTCGAAATATTTTAGTAAGCAAAATATTGTGAATATTTCCTTGCCATAGTTCTGATTGGAAACAATAATCAGTGCTTTTTACTGGTGGTAATTGACAAAAATCACCACAGAAAATAAGTTGTATTCCTCCAAAAAAAGTTTTGCGATTTCTTATTTTTTGTGCTATATAGTCAAGCTTTTCAAAAAGTTCAAGAGTAAGCATAGAAACCTCATCAATTATTAAAACTTTTACACTGTTCCATCGCTCTCTGTTTTTAGAAACTTTGCGCACATATTTATACAAATGCTCTGAATCACCATTTCCGATTCCAATTCCAGCCCAACTATGAAGTGTTCTCCCTTCTGGTAAAAGAGTAGCAGCAACACCAGTCATAGCAGTTATTGCAACTTGTTCTTTTTCAAATTTACTTAATTTATTTATTAAATTATTTAGTAAAAATGTTTTGCCACAACCTGCTGGTCCAGTAATAAAAATATTTTTTCCTTTTTCAAAACATTCTATAACATATTCTTGTTTTTCAGTAAGAACTTCTTCCATTATATAATACTATAAAAATATAAATCATTTTTAAAATAAAAATTAAATTGCTTAAAAATATACAGCAACTGTAGAGTATATGAGTGAAAAAAAGGCTGAAGAAAATCAACTTAGTGTAAGTCCATTGGAAGTTATCTTAGGATCAATCGATCTTGCTACTTCCCGTGGTGCATTCAGAATGCAAGAACTTCAGTTAATTTCTCAAGCTTATGCGATGATTACGCAAACACCTGTTAAAGAACAAGCTGGACAAGCTGGACAAGCTGGACAAGCTGGACAAGATGGACAAGCTGAAGAAGCCGGATCTAGTGAACAGGGACAGGGACAAGGACAAACTCGTCAAGTAAGTGAACTAGAAAGAGCAATTCAAGGTATTCTTGCTCTTAGAAAGTAAAAAATTTTAAGTTTTTTTTGTATCTATTTGATATATGGAATCAAATATGGAAAATATGGAAAATATGGAAAATAACGGCGGGGATTATGTAACACAATTATTGAAAAAAATATACGAAGAAAGTGTACGTGCTACCGAACAACGTGTATTTCAAAAATATTTTAATGACACATTGTTTAACTCATTGTTAGTTTCGGTTTTTTGTATAGGTCTTATTCTTCTTTCAAACAGATTTATACCAGTAAACTTTATGGGGTATACAAATGTACAACCATGGCTTTCTATTGCTATTTTAGCACTTTGTATGTGTTATTTTGCCTATTCGTATTATAAGCTAACGCGCACACAAAAGAAAATTAACAAAGTGCGTAAATAAACTAGAGCAATTTTATTTTTTAACTTAAATGACTACCAATGCTGGTTCATCTAAGCAACCCGAAATTGATTTTAAAGTAAAAAAGTTTGATATGAATATGGTAGGTGATAACAAAGTAATTCTTTTTATTGGAAAGCGTGGAACAGGTAAATCAACATTAGTACTTGATTATTTGTATCATAATCGAGATTTTCCTTGCGGTACTGTTATTTCTCCAACAGATGAATTTAATGAAACTTATAAACCGCATATTCCTAGTATTTTTGTATACGACGAATATACACCAGAGTTAGTAGAAAAATTTCTTTCAAGACAGCGCATTATGGTTAAGCGTACTTTGAAAGAACGAGAATACAAAGACATGGATCCACGTGCATTTCTTATTTTTGATGACTGTTTATATGATAATAAGTCATGGATTAATGACCGAAATATAAAATGGATTTTTATGAATGGTCGACACGGTAAAGTTACTTTTATTATTACAATGCAGTATTTGCTTGGTATTCCTCCTGGTCTTAGAACGCAAGTAGATTATCTTTTTATTTGTAAAGAAACTAAGTACAACAATAAGAAAAAAATGTACGAACATTATGCAGGTATGTTTCCTAATTTTGAAATGTTTAATAAGGTACTCGATGAATGCACTAAAGACAGAGGGTGTTTAGTAATAGATAACTCTACTAATAATGATAAACTAGAAGACCAAGTATTTTGGTATAAAGCAGATTTACATGATCAATTTAAGGTATGTTTGGACCAGTTCTGGGAAAATAATGACGCTATTGAATCCGGTGCATTTACAACAGGACAGCCCGAAAAGGGTGATTACAGTAGTTTTAATAAAAGTAAGTACAATATCAATGTTACAAAAGAAAAACACAAAACGTATTATTAAATACTCGCTCGTCTATTAATTAAAAAATAAAATAGTTTAATAGAGTAAATGATACAAGACCCACTTGTTCATGATATTCTTGTAACACATATACTTAATGAATTAAAAAACTTGTACAAAACATCGTATAAGCTAAACCCACGCGATTCTATTGTTGTTTTTCAAGTTGCATTAAGAAATATACCAGATATATCCGAAAGCAAACTAGAACAATTGTATGAAGAGTTTTTAAATAAAGTAAAAGAATCAGACAACGATGAAGACTATATAACTCGTATTTTTGAACTTAATTTTAGAAATGTTGTTCGTTACCTTATGGAAACAGACAAAGGTTTAATTGTAACCCAAGAAATACCTATTAGTCTTTTAAATATTTCTGCATCGAACCAACGTATGTTATTCCATTTTTACCTTGAATCTGCAAGAGGAGTATGGACACATGCAAATTTGTTTTCTTTTAAGTATCCAGAAGAAGAGCAGGTAAAAAATCTAGAAACTTTAAAAAATATTGTTCGCAACTCTATTATACGTACTGTTCAAAAGCGTGTCGATCTAAATGAAGTAATGGACTATTACACTAATAAAAAGGAAGAAAAGGAAGAAGAAAATGATGAAAAAGAAAAGGAAGAAGAAAAGGAAGAAGAAAAGGAAGAAAAGGAAGAAGAAGAAGAAGAAGAATTTAAATACCCTGAGGATCAATATGCGTATATTGCTCATGAATTTCATGAAAGCAACGAGGAAGAAGAAGGAGCGGAAGAAGAAGGAGCGAAAGAATCAGAAGAAAGCAAGGAAGAAAATAGTGAAAAAGAAGAAGACGAAGAAGACGAAGAAGAAGAAAAGGAACAAAAAATAAAGAAGCATATAGACGAAGAAAACGTTATGCATATTTCCATACCTTCTAAGTATGCTAGTGAAGAAATAAAAAAATCTAATTCACAAGATTCAAACGATTCACAAGATTCACAAGATTCACAAGATTCACAAGATTCAAACGTTTCAATAAAGTCTAGCAAGTCCAGCAAGTCTAGCAAGTCGAGCAAGTCTAGCAAGTCCAGCACTATATATGATG